TGCTTCGTGAGTAAATCTACTTTTACCATAGCCTGTTTCCAACACAGCCATTGATATAATAATGTACTTGTGAACTCTGTCCGAATGTGGTCTATGTAAATTTAAGTAATCTACACACCTACCAACTGCTTGTATAAATTCAATATCGTTTGTGTACTCAATACTTGGTTGTAGGAATCCAAACGAATCCCAATCCTTAACCATTTTATCTTCGGCGGCTTTTGTTATTGCATCCGTAGTCCATTTGTTAGGATGAAATGTTCCTGTTCCGAATGTGATTGCTGATACTATTGTTACTAGTAATATTACTTTTATATAAAGTCTTGTTGTTTTAGGGATATACAACCAACCTTTATTTAACAGTTTTACCATCTAGTTCCTTCGCATTGTTGCTATTTCTGTTGCTTGTTTCTTGCCTGTTTTATCATCGTCATCTGCAAAGATAGGAACCATATTACTTTTATGCATTGTAGCAATACCTACAAGTCTACGTTCGCCTGTGTACTGCATAGGTTCTTTCTTTGTGCAAGGTTCAAAGCCTCCCTTGGAAACATAACTTGGAATGTGTGGAACATCTCTAACCACAGTAGGACCACTATAATGCCAAGGCATATTCATAACAGTTTCGGTTTTCTTTTTTGATTTGTAACGACCGTGAATATATTCGATATAGTCGTCTAAGGTCATTTGAAGATCGTGGGCATGAATCTGTCGCATACGTTTATTATATGCTTTCATTTCAACAGTCCACTTTTCAATTTGTGACTTTGTGTATTTGGTTTTCTTCTTAGGCTTACGTGTATTGATAGTAGATAAGCCTCTTGCCAAATGCATTGTCATAACTGTTACCTTTCTGTTAGTATAACAGTTTACATTATTACATATATGTGATGATTTGTCAAGACTTTTTGGTTAAAAAAGTTGGTAGTCCCTAGGAGAATCGAACTCCTCTTTTATCCGTGAAAGGGATATGTCCTAACCGATAGACGAAGGGACCATTATTGGCACAGGAACAAGGATTTGAACCTCAACCTCCGGTTTTGGAGACCGTCATGCTACCGTTAACACCATTCCTGCAATGTATCTATATATTATACGGTCTTTATTTTTATTTGTCAAGTATGAATTATACTTTTTTTAGATTGCCTGCGACAGTTTTTCCTCTGAAGTCCATTTCGTCAAAAGACAAGTCCATGCCTTCTTGTAATGAGTCCTCAGATATGCCGGCTTTTTTGAATTCACTGATATGAACAAAGATATCCTTTGCACCACCCTCTGGTGTAATAAAGCCAAAACCCTTAACAGGGTTATACCATTTTAGTTTTCCATTAATCATTTGTACCCTCTAATACATACATATTTATGTTATATTAGGAATATTTATATAAGAGAATAGCATAGTACAAGACTATGCTATTTCTTATTTTTTTTAAATTATAGAGAGTTTTTACGCTCTTGAATTTCCTTGCGTCTTTCTTTAGCAAGTTTGCCAATGTCGCCAAGTGCTTTACGTGCTCTTGCGGCCGCGGCTTTTACGTTTTTAGTGTCGAATGCTTCTGCTTCTTTTAAGTAGTTTTCGTACGCTGTAACGATTTGGTCATGAGTTGCTGACATATCTTTCTCCTGTAATGTGTTTGTAAACGGTGCTCCAATATTTTGCAGTTGGAATACCACGAGTATATTGACTAGCAGTATATTCGTGTTCAATGATGATTGGTTTTAGTCCGCGATCTTCACCAGCGATCGCATTTTCAACCTTATCTTCAATCCACCAGGCCCCGGAATCTTTATACCTATCAAGTACTTCATCTTTATCAGCACCTGTTGGTAAAAAGATTATTTCTGAGATAGTACCTTCTCCAAATACTTCGTCGATATTCATTCTACGAAGTTCTTGAGCAGGCTTATCTTTATGCAAGGAAGTAATAGCAATAAACGTATAGCCTTTCGCTTTTAATGCTTTAATCACTTCAACACTATCTCTCAATGGATCCAAGAATCTAATCCAAGCAGAACGATTAAAGTATTCGATAAGAAACTTACCTTTTGCTTCATCGACTTCTTTTCCTTTTGCTTCTTGCATCCATTCATGCACTTTATATTTTGTATCGTCTTTTACAACAATACCTTCAATTGCCATGAACTGTATAAATCCGTTCTTCCAATCTAAAATTGTACCATCTACGTCTATTAAAATAAGTTTGTTATCGCTCATTATACTGTTTTAATCCCTGTCGTTGATTCAATATAGTTTTTAGACATTTCTTCCATAGTCTTTGCTACAAACATAACATTCTTTTTAGGAATAGTAATTGTAGTCGGACTAGCAGTATATAACAACTGCGATAAAACTAATTGTCCTTGTGGACTTTGCATAAGCATCATTGGTTTATGCAATTTATAACCATCACTGTTTTCTTCTTCCAATCTTGCAACAACTTCGTCACCATTGGTAAGTTTCAGTGATACGGTATCTCCGTTTTTAAAAGGTACATCCAATAACATTATATACTATGTCCTGTTCCGTTAAATCCTGTGTCTTCAACATACTTTGTAAGGCTGTCATAACCTCCAATGTACTTACCGTTAAGAATGATTTGTGGAACAGATCTTGGCGCAGGCATACCATTTGCCTCAAATTCTTCTGTAAGTTTTTGTACCGAAATGTCTTTGCCAACTTCGATTGTTTCGAATTTAACTTCTAATTTTTTTAATAGTGCCTTTGCTTTATCACAGAATGGACACATTGGTTTTGAATATACTACTGTTCTCATAATTTGAATCCTTTAAATTGATCTTTTTCTACATCTTGTCTAACACCACCGATAATGTAAGACTCTACTTCAGTCTCCTGAGGTGCAACTTGCAAACCTGCAGATGATAACCAATGTTGTGTCCACGGTAGTGGGTTTTGAGTTATTGGACGATCGTAAAGTGTTTTAAGTCCAAGTGCCTTAAGACGCTTATTGGCAATAAACTCTACATACGCATGAAGTAAGTTTTCATTAAGACCGATTATAGATCCATCTTTAAACAAATAGTTTGCCCAAGCCTTTTCTTCGTCGACGCAGTTACGCCACAAGTCATAAACTTCTTCTTCGCATTCTTTAGCAATTTTAACAAAGTCCGGATCGTCATCGCCCTTCATCCAATGCTTTAGAATATGTGTTGAAAGGTTAAGGTGTGTTGCTTCATCTCGTGCAATTAATGAAATAATCTTTGCACTACCTTCCATTAATTTTAATTCACCAAACGCAAACGTACAAGCAAATGAAACATAGAAACGTAAACCTTCTAAGATGTTCACAGTCATCATTGCTTTATATAATGCTTTCTTTACATCGTAGATACTTCCTTTACCTTTGTAAAAATGATTAACAGCAACCTCATTAAAGTCGTCGTAGTGTTTTGTTACACTAATTGCACGTTCAATAATTTTGTCATCGTCAAGGATAGTATCAAAAATTTCAGTAGGGTTAGGATAAACGTTCTTCATGATGTGTGTATAAGAACGTGAGTGAATAGTTTCAAAGAAGTCCCAAGTAATAATACAACCTTCGAGTTCAGGTAATGAACACCAAGGTAAGAAACTCATACACGGACCTCTACCTTGCACACTATCTAATAGAGTTTGATATTTTAGGTTTGCAGTAAAGATATGTTTTTGCTCTGGTCTGAATTCAGCATAATCGCTTCTGTCTTTTTGTAAACTAACTTCTTCTGGTCGCCAGAAGTACCCAAGCATAGTTTGGTTTAGTTTATCATACTCAGGATATCGAAACGTGTCATAACGTTGGGTATTCTGATCCTCACCAAAAAACATATGCTGTTTGGTAAAGTCTACCTTATTGCGATTGAATACTGTTTTAGCCATTTACTACTAACCTTTAAATAATTTCACTAATATTAATTTATAGTCTCTGAGACTATTTGTCAAGCCTAAATGGCACAACTGTCACAAACTTCTTCGTCCGTTTTGTTTTCTACTTCTTCTTGAACAAGGGGTGTACTTATCTCTTCCTTAGGTTCATCTTCTTCAATACCCTTAAAGTCATAGGTATTTTGATAATAGGAAGTTTTCCAACCATACTTGTAAGTGTTTAGCAAGTCCTTAAACATAACACTCATTGGTACTTCGTTATCTTCATACTGTAAAGGATTGTATGACCAGTTACCACTAATTGCTTGGTCAAAGAACTTTTGCATTACTGCGACAATGTTGATGTAACCTTCGTTGCTAGGCATTTCCCACAACAAGGTGTAGTGCGACTTAAGACTTTGATATTGTGGAACAATCTGCTTAAGAGGCCCTTTCTTTGACTTCTTAACGGACAAGTATCCTCTAGGAGGTTCGATTCCGTTTGTTGCGTTTGACACAATGGAACTGCTCTCCGATGGCATTTGTGCGGACAGAGTTGAGTGCCGTAATCCGTGTTCGGTAATATCTTTGCGTAGACCTTCCCAATCATAATGTAATTTAAAGTTTCCTAATTCATCAACATCTTTCTTATATGTGTCAATAGGAAGAATGCCGTCCGCATATTTAGTACGGTCAAAATAATCACATTTTCCTTTTTCTTTTGCTAGTTCGTTACTTGCTACTAACAAATAGTATTGGAATGCTTCGCTTAATTCATGTACTGCTTTCCATGCTTTTTTATCTTCATATTTGTATCCTTGACGTGCTAGGTAATGTGCTAGTCCAATATAACCAACGCCCAATGAACGTCTTGCTTTGGTTGATTTCTCTGCGGCCAATACTGGATACTTTTGATAATCAATAATTTCGTCTAGTGCTCTTACTGCCAAATCACATAGTTCTTCTAAGTCTTCTAAGTTTTTAAGAATACCTACGTTAATTGCAGAAAGAATACATAAAGCAATCTCGCCATTCTCGTCATCAATATGCTGTAACGGTTTTGTAGGCAATGTGATTTCTTGGCAAAGATTGCTCATGTAAACTGTATCTTTGAACGAACTGTGCGTGTTTGCGTGATCTACATTCATTAAGTAGATACGTCCTGTTTCCGCACGTTCTTTCAAAAGACTAGAAAACAAGTCCATTGCTTTAAAGGACTTTTTCCTAATAGAATCATCTGCTTCATATTTCTTGTATAGTTTTTCAAACTTGTCTTGATCCGCATAGAATGCTTCATATAACTCAGGTACATCGTGTGGTGAGAAACAAGTAATTTGACCGCCTGATAATAGACGCTCATACATTGTTTTGTTTAACTGAATTGAATAGTCTAACTTACGTACCCGATTGTCTTCTGTACCTTTGTTATTCTTTAGTACAAGAATGTCTTCAATTTCTAAATGCCAAAACGGGAAATGCACTGTAGCACTGCCGCCACGTACTCCATTTTGTGTACAACATCTTACTGTTGATTCGAATTTTTTGAGGAACGGGACGATACCTGTGTGCGCCACTTCGCCGCCACGGATTTTCGAATTAATTGCCCTAATCCTACCACTGTTAATTCCGATTCCTGCACGTTGCGCCGTATAACGTCCAATAGCCATATCACTAGAAAAAATGGAATTAAGAGTATCATCACTATCAACGAGAACACAACTAGCAAACTGCCTAATAGGAGTTCGTACGCCTGCCATGACTGGCGTTGGGATATTGATTTTAAAAAGGGAGGTCGCATCGTAGTATCTCCTTACGTAATACATCCTAGTTTCTTTAGGATAATTAGCGAATAATGTTGCCGCGATCATCATGTACATATGCTGTGGAGTTTCAAATAGTTGTCCTGTGCTTCTGTCTTGGCAAAGGTACTTGTCAACAATCTGTCTTAGTCCTGCATAGGTAAAGTTTTCATCACGGTTAAGTTTAATATAATTGTCTAATTGACCAATCTCTTCTTCTGTATACATCTCAAGAATAGCCGGATCGTATACACCACGGTCAATATTTGTTTTAATCATTTCAAGAAGTGTCTTATGTTTGTACTGTCCAAATACATCTTTATATGTTGCGTATAACAACAAACGTGCCGCAACAAATTGATAGTTTGGATTATCTAACGAAATAAGATCGTTAGCACTTTTAACCATAATATCTTGGATTTCACAGGATGTCATACCATCGTAAAACTGTATGTGTGAACTCATTTCAACTTGTGATGCACTTACACCTGCTAGACCCTCACAAGCAAATTCAACAACTTTGTGAATTTTATTTACATCTAGTGGTTCGCTGTTCCCGTCGCGTTTTACGATATTAATTCCTGATCCGTTTGACATTTGTATGACTTCCTTCTTATATAATTCTTTGTTCAATATTTAGTGAAGACCTTGCATTGGATAAATCTTTTGTGATATCCATGTACTAGGAACTTCAGCCCTTGTTAATACTTTACTTTCCTGTGGTTGTATGACTACGTCATCCACTGCTAAAAGCAAAAAGGTTTCTTGTGTTTTGTTGTTTGTACTAATATGTATCTCAAATTGACTCTTAGAAAACCTTTCTGTTAATTGTAAAGTATAGCACAAACCGCAAATAATGCAAGTGTCTGTGTAACCGTTTTCGTCTATAAGATGCCAAGGACCGCGCCAGGACTTTTGATCCCAGGGTGTAATATCTTTGTTATGTATTCGGGGTGCTTTGTTGTATGCTTCTAGTAAATCTTCAAAAGGTTTATCACTGTATTCGAGTTTTTCTCTTAACAGGCGCCATTCTTTAAGTCGAGTTTCAAATACTTCTGAAAACATTAAATTAATTTTTTACATTTACTGTGTATGAAAAGTCTGCATTTTCACTTACTACTGTGTTTAACATCTTGATAGCAACAGTGTCATAGAATGTGTCACCGTTGGCATCAACTAACTGTGCTTTAAGTTTCATTACATCTGAGAAACTTGCTTCACCATTGTAATCGTATGTGTCCGAATACGTTACTGAGTTTGTAGTTTTGTTTACAACTACTTCTAGTTTACCTTTACGCATTGCATCTACTTGATTACTTTTATAAACATATTCAACTTCGTATGTTCTTGTAAAGTCGCCTGGTAATCTAAAAATAGTTTCGTAAGCATTTTGTTGATTTGTTACAAGTTTATTTGAAAAGCGTGTTTCGTAAAACATTGGTCCTTCTATTTCTGAAATATAAGGAATAGTGTTTATAAATGCTGTGTCTAATGATAAGTCTTTTGTTCTGCTAAACCAATCGCCTGTACTTGTATTGTTGTCTGGAACAGTTTTAATAATAGTATATGCAACTGCTGAACTGGTACCACCATTGTTACCAACATCTTTAAACTGGTTATGTGAACTTACATTATACATCCCTGTTTCAAAAATAATAACGTTTTTGTCAATGTTCTTAAAGATACTGTTTTCAAATTTATTTCTTTCAGGGCCTGTTGATTGTGCTTGTGCACCAATGTTAGTATTTTCACCAAAGTGTACACCATAACCTAATCCATCAAACTCACAATGTGACCAAGTATTTTCGTAAACATCGTCATCTGCTCTAATACCAACACCGAACCCTTCTAGTTTGATATTCTCAAATTTGTTATTGAAACAACCTACAACAGTACTTAAATTTTCCATCCAAATACCAGCGGCTGTAGCACTAATACCTGTGCCTGTAGTCCAAGCACCTTTAATATGTAAATTAGTAAACTTACTGTCTTTACAACTTACTAATTGTAATGCTGTTTGCGAACCACTATAATGTGAAAGTGTCATGCCTTCTACATAAATCTGTCTTGCTTGATTAAGCGAAGTACTAGAACTATCATCTGCATAACTGCCGGGTGTACTTGAACCGTTAACAGTTACAAAGACTGGAAAGTCTGCTGTTTGATTAATAATAGTTTTATCAATACCTGCACCAATTATTGTAGCGTGAGGAGGAAGTTTAATACTATTTGAAAGAGCATATGTACCTGCCTCAAGATGTAAAACTACTCTACTGCCTGTAGTTCCTTTTGTAGCAGTATTAATATACAATTGATCAATTGCTCTTTGTAAAATACTTGTGTGATCAGTTCCGTCACCTGTTCCACCAAAAGAACGAATGCTTACAATATCATCTAATCTTTCTTGAAGTGTTCTTCTAATAGGTCCACTTACAGTAGCACCTGTTTGAATTTCACCTGCTTTGTAAGTGTATTGATCTGCTAGAGTAAAAAGGTTATCGTTTTCTGTAAGAACTTTAGTATTGCCAACTGCCGGAGACCCTTCCGAAACAGCACCATTACCAATGTATAGTTCTTGTGAATCAACCGCCCAGCCAAATTCACCACTTGCTAGTTGGGGAATACCTGAACCTGTGTTTTTACGTCCTCTACGGACTTGAATACGCGATATTTGTACGACAGCCACTTTTAACTCCTTATTACAAGTATTTATGCGAATTTGTCGTAATACATATATACTCTATCCCACCATTTGGATTCCCATTCGGCAAAATCGTCGGGCCATAGGTCAAACTGTTGATATTGTAGGTCTCGACTGCACATAAACACATGACCTTCGCGTATATTAGTACCGTACACTTCATTATGTGCTAGTGCATACGCAACTAATTGTAGATAGTAATCTTCAACCCATTCTGCTTTTTTAGGTTTATTTGTTTGTTTAAAGTCCATTATACTAGGTTGGCCTTTGTATTGTCCTACAAGATCTGTTGTTCCTGCATATATTTTAGGATGGAATAAATTAATTTCGCTACCCCATATTTCGTCTACATCAACCATAGCATTTTCTTTAATTTGTTCTGCCATCTTGTGTGCTTGTTGAGCAAATGGATTACTTCCTGGTGTAGGCCATTCACCTGTGTCAATATAGTCTTCTAAGTACTTGTGCATACGTGTACCCACGCCTGCGGCTTCAGTTACAATCTCTTGTGCTTTCTGTTCACCTACACGTTTTTTCCAAGCAATAAGATGTGTTTTATCTTTTGTTTTATCTAAGATGGTTGTAACACTTGCAACAGCATTGCCGTCAGGACAAGCATATAATCTTTTTCCATCAACTTGTTGTCTTTTGATTTCGCTATACTGGTAGCGTTCCGTAATTAAACTCAAACCTAATTCCTCGCAAATTCTATATCGTAAACTACAGTGCGTCTTGAAGTGTCTGTAGGATAAACACCGTGCCACACTCTTCCGTCAAGGCAGACTACACCGCCGGGTTTACTTTGGAAATGATTTGGATGTTGGAATCCATCTGTTTCCGGCATTAGTGTAAAAAGCATTCCGTTAAATTTATTTTTATCGTGCGGTTGAATATCATCTAAATGGATAACTGCACTAAAAGTATTGTAATTTGGATCACCTGTGTGTACATGAAGTCCTTGATAGCCTCCTTTATCATAAGAAATAATCCAAGACTTGATACATTTGAAATCGCAGATATTT